TGCTCCAGCCATTTTAGCCATAGAAGCCATTGCAGCTCCACCTAAAATACCCTCTGCAGTTTTTTGAGATATACGTGATACACCAGTTGCACCTCTACCAGTCTGTTGATACCAACGACCATTAGAGAAAAATACACCATTACGTACTTCACTTCTACCTTTAGCCATCATAGTATTCATTGCTGCAGAAGCTCCTACTTTAGAACCAGCATACATAGCTATAGTTTGACCAGCAGCATTAGAAACTATACCAGCTTTTTGTTGAGCAATAATTGCTGCCTGCAGCATTTGATATTTTTCAGCAGATATAAATACTTGTGCCCATTGTTGTTTCCATACTAGCATCATGTTCCTGAATGATACTGTAGAATCATTAAACAAAAGTTTAAATCCTGAACCTAAAGCCATTACTCCCATTCTTATGGTGAATAATACAGTACCGAAAGTGATAAATGAAGAAATAAAGGTACCTAGTACTGGTGTAGCTAATATAGTTCTTATACCATCAAATATTACAGCAACAGTATTAAATATTGGAGTTATTACTGGAGCTATTGCTTGAGTATAAGTAGTTTGTATATTCTCGAAAGATGAAGTCATTTTATCAAGACCTCCAGCAATAGTACTCATTTGTTTTTCCATAAGGGAAGCAGCATTCCCCTGAGAATTTTGTACTTGATTTAAAAGTTTACCATAATCCTCAAATGCTCTTACCATTACTGATCCACCTCTTTCACCTCTAACTCCTAAAATGGATACTAGGGTATTGAACTTTTCAGTATCAGATTTATTAGCCAAAGCCATAGAAATCTTTTGCATAGCCATACCCATATCAATAAGATTTCCTTGAGCATCTACAAAATCTTCTTTACCTAAACCCAATGCAGCTAAAGCTTTGTGTCCTTTAAATCTGGTATCTTCTATGGATTTAGTTAAATACCTGTAAGTATTTGCCATTGCAGTACCAGCCATACTCCCTTGAATACCAGCATCACCTAATACTCCAATAAATGCTGTAGTTTGTTCAATTGAAGCACCCAAGTTAGTTACTGTGGTACCAGCATATTTAATTGCTTCTGCTAAGTCATACAAATTTGTGTTAGATTTAGTTACACCTTTAGTTAATACATCAACCACTCTTTCAGTATTTTCTGGTGAAAACTCTATCCTAAACATTTTCATAATATTAGTAAGGATATCAGCAGTTCCACCTTTACCGCCTAATTCAGTTAATGTACCACCAGCTAAATTAGCTGCAGCAGTAATAGAATTGAAAATCTGTTGGGTATCCATACCAGACATTGCAAAGTACTGCATAGCACTTGCAATCTGTTGAGAGGTAAACATGGTATCTCTACCAAGAGATTGTGCCTTTTCATTTAGTTGATCAAAAGTAACACCATTCTTGGTAGCTATACCATCTACTAAGGTCATGGTCCTAACAAAGTCAGCACCAACATTTATAGCACTTCCAAAACCAGCTAACATAGCAGTACCTACTCCAGCTCCCATAGTAGAAACTGTTTTTAGGGCATTTAGATTCGCATTAGTTACGTTCTTGGCTTCTTGATGCAACCTTCTTATTTGTGAAGAAGCTTCTCTAGCTTGATTAGAGAATCTATCCTGTAACACCAGAGCTATTCCTATCTCTAGCATTCCACTATTTGGTGATCCTGAAGTAAACAAATATAAGTTCTCCTATGATTTTTAGGAGTAATTAGATATACCTAGATTTAATTTCTAGTAACTTTAAAAGTATTTATATCTAATTACTTCTTTGGTTTTCCATATTTTGCTTCGTATGCCTCTTGGGCTAACTTTACAAATTTTTTTCTCTTCCTAACGGGCAACCGACGAAAGGTATTATAATCTAAATTAATACCTATAATGGTTACGAATGCAAATTCCTCTTCTACACTAAATTCGGTTCCCCCGGAAAGAAAAAACCAGGTATACCGAATATATTGATAGTAGATACTTGAGATTCATTGTTAGGATTTATAATGGTAGTAGCACCACTAAAAGTAGGATCATAAGTTGATACCTTTCTATCTATTTCCATCATGTCTCTTTTAGAGAAAAGTCTGAAAGATTCAACTTTTTCTGGTTTACCATCTACCATTAATCTTAAGTTTCTAGCAATGAAAGCCTTGCTTTTAGTCCTTTCCTGTAAAGGCAAATTAAGGACATATTTTTCATCTTTACCTCTGAGTACATCAAATAGTAATACCTTACCTGAATTTAGAGTTATTTGGATGTCCTTGATTTCATTACCGGCATAATAGGGTACTGCATCGGGTTTTTTCAGGAATTCTTCAGCTGAAGGAACAACAGAATAATCAAATAAGAATTCTCTTAGATCTTGTTCATAAGTAACTACACCACCATTTTCTTTACCCCAATCGTATTCAAATTCTAGGATCTCTCCCATAGAAAAAATACGAGATTGAAGAAGGATTACATATCTATCCAATGAAGGTAATTCACTAGCTTCTGCAGCAGTAAGAGTTCCCTTAGATGTAGCAGAAGTTTTTACTACAATAGCTGATATAAATTCGTCTAGATTACTTAAATCTCTAGAAGTAACGGGATTAGATATAATATCATCATCTTCACCGTTTTGTTCTCTAATTTCATAAGTGTTACCACTAGGTACTGTGAACTGTAAAGTTCTTAATTTTAATTCTTCCATGATTTGGGTGTTTTAAAAGTTTATATAATAAAAAAGGGTAGGAATCCTAATGATAAAGATACCTACCCTTATAATAATGATTAAAGTTTTTCCATTACACCAACGGCAAATTCGATAGTTTCGATAGTATTATCAGAACTCATTCTATCAAGATTTTGTCCGTTTAATCTAGCCGGCCAAACTTCATCACAAATCCAGGAGTTAATGATGGATTTACCATCTTCAGCTAATTCATCTACCTTAACTGTTTCCCAGTATTCCTGAGGAGGAAGGCCTCCACCAAGGGTAGTATCCTGTACTGATGACATCCAATCCCAAAGCCAGGTATCTGACCCAGAAGTGGTCTCTAGTTTATTGGCAGTCATGTTACCAAGAGTAACTCTACCTCCCGTTTTTACATCTCTATTGATATCTCCATGAGATACAACCTCTACATTCTTTTCAGGTAAATCAACTGATTGGAATAAATAAGATTGAATAGGATGTTTAACGAAAGTAATCTGCCAAAGAAATTTCTTTCTCGGATTTTTTACTTTTGCTATAGACATATCATTTACTTTATAAGGTTTATTCAGTTTCTTCTACTTCTGATTCTTTAGGACTTACACTTTTAATAGATGCCGTTTGAACTTCAGCTGAAGTAGTACCAGAAGATTTATCAATAACTAAACTGATAAGGATTTCTTGCATTGCTACAACTTCCTTGAAATGAAGTTCAGCTTTATATTTACCAAGTCTTACATCAGCTTCATTATTAACATTTAATTCATCGTAATTTGTAGCATCCTGATCACCTATCCAAGTATATTCAGTTATGGCATTTTTGGTTACCATGTCATCTAAGATAGGTTTAACATCATAATACATAGTGTTCCAAGTAGAGAAAGTATTTGGCTCTTCTAGATATGAATCCATTATGGGTTTCAACATCTTCTTAAGATACAATACACATCTAACTACTCCCAAGAACATAAATGAATTACCATCTGCTGATGAAGTAAAATTATGCCATAACATAGGCAATTTACCTAAATTACGAGTATCTTTAATAACCGAGATATTTATATAATTCTCGGCTATTTCATTAAGCTTTTCGTAATTAGCATCAGCACCATAGTTTGGGGATACGATGCCTCTAGCATCTCTTACTAATCCTCTATTTTGTCCGGCAAATGAATACCAGGGACCGTAATTAGATGCAGAGGCATCACCCAAACCAATCACAGTACCTAAAGTATCACAATTCTGTAGGTCTCCGTTGGTATCATAATATTTCCATCCTCCAGCAAAATAAGCTATGTAGGGAGAGTTAGTTAATTTCTCTACTAATGCAGAAGTCCAGGTTTTCATACCTTCATCATCCATAGGATCAGTACTATTACCATCTTCAGTTACCTTATATTTAGGAACTTCTATATAGTATACTAAATCCTGAATAGTTTTTGCCCTAGTAGATGCTGCTATATGAACCTTTTCTAAATCCGCTGATTTAGCAGTTCCTTTAAACCATTGATTTATTCCGGAACATATCATTTGATAAGCTTCATCATATTCAGCAAAAGCATTTACAGCAGCAATCCAAGCATCAGAAGTTGTAGCTTCTTGACCAGTTTCTCCGGTATGAGCTACTTTACTAACTCGTATAGTTGAGCCCATTTTAAGGGCTATTTCAATATTTGAAATAGAACCGTCTGGAACTATTTCTTCACCATACAGTTCTTTGAATTTACCAGGTGTTTTAATAATAGTACTTGGATCATTAGGTGTACCTTTAGTAGTTACAGCAGCTATAAAGGTAACTCCCAATAAAGGGCTACTATTAAACATATTGTTATTGATAACTTCAAATTCTACTTTAGGTGAAATAGGTTTTCTTACTTCGGCCATATACCTTAAATTATTTTTGTTTTAATAATCCTTTTAATTTATGATGGAATTAATACCAAGCTTTACCATTAGCTTCATCTGGACCATTGAAATAAGCTTGGGTTAAAGCGATATAAATTTCATCTTTAGATCCTAATACACCATAATAATCAGAACGTTGCATATTCAAAATTACCCACCAATCGTATACATTAAAATTACTATGTACACCTGGAGAATATCTTTCTAGCAATTCCTTAGCTTGACTGAGACTATAGTGGATTCCTTTAGTACCATCTACGTTTTCCATATTAGAAATTACTAGATCAGCATATTCCTCATTAAAATGAGGTCCATGAATTATTTCATAGGCTTTTAAATGATTCTTAACTGCCCAATGAGGATCTATCTCATTTACTCTACTGTACAATTCCTCGAAGAATTCTAAAGTATCTTCTCGTTTCTTTTGGTCCATAGAACCAATGCCTTTATTCACAAGGTCTTTTATAATGTTCTTTTTCATCCTAAGAAATTTTTAATAATTCCGGATAACATAGGGTCATCCATCATTTTAATACCTTTTAGAAACATTGTAGGGTGTTTTTTAATACGATTTAGTATCGCTAAACATTGATCTACTCCTAGAATATTGACAAGTCCTTGCATTCCATCATTTAAGGTTTTTGCTTTTTCTATAGTTGTATTGGATACCTTTACTGTTAAATTAAAATCATCCATAGTTTCTTATTTATTATAATTGGTGTTAATTAACATGAAAAAAGGGTCTAGCCTTAATCTAGACCAGACCCTTAATATTTTTAGGATAATCTAATTACCGAGAAGCGGTAGAAGTAGTATCCATCATTTTATCATAAAGCTGACCGAGTTTAAATTTCTCAACAGCTTCTCGTTTTGCTTCAGCAATTGCACGATCATTATTCAAAATGCAAAGAATCTGTTCTTGGCCCTTTTCAAGTTTACAGAATCTTTCATTGTAATAAGCCACATCTTTCAAGCGTTGGATTTCATTATCTTTAGCCGTGATAAGGAACTTATTGTCAATATCCTTAGCCATGCAATCCAATTTATCCTGAGTTCTTTCGCAGCAGCATTCAAGTTCTTTCAGCTGAGTACGAAGATCACAGCAACAATCAGATAACTGATGAGATAAGGTATCAACTGAACGATCAGTTTGATTCTGCATCTGCATCATTGTCTTTTCAATACCACAAAGTCTGTCGTTCTGATTAGCAAATCTCTGAGCCATAGAATCAAATCCTGCTCCCATCAAACCAGTAACTCTCTGAGTTTCAGAGGATACTAATTTTTCAGTTCCACAGATTTGATCCTTCATGTTCATAGTAACACCAGAAATTTCTTTCTCTACTGAAGCCTGAGATTCTTTAATTTCTGCATGAACATCTCCAAGGCGTCCTTTTAAATCACCAACTTCACGAGAGAGGATATAACCAGCACCTCCACCTAAAATTGCTCCACCAACGAATCCAGCACCACCCCAGTGGCCTCTAGAATCGTAACCATCGTTATTCCCGAGATTAAGAGTTGCACCATCAGTGCCTCCTAAAGTAATA